GAAATAGGTTTTATATCTGACTTGTCTAACGCACCTCTTATTACTGTTGATAGGGTTCAAAAGGTTAACGATCAAGGACAAACAGTTGAACAATCTGCATTTTCATCTGCACCATTACCAAATTCTCCGTATCTTCTTTCGAGTACTAGATTGCAGACTCAATTATTTAGAGTCATACAAGTTGAAGAACAAGACGACATTAATTATGTAATTACTGCTTTATCTTACGTTCCAGGTAAATATAATTTTATTGAAAATGGAACTGCTCTACCAACGAGAACTGTATCTCTGCTAAATGAACCCGCTAGTCCTCCAAGTGCCTTAACGATTACAGAAAAAACAGTTGTTATAAATAGCATTGCTAGAAGTAAATTAATTATTGATTGGCAACCACAAGTGGGTGTTACTCAATACCTTGTTAATTACAAATTAGAGAATGGTAATTATGTTTCTCAAGTTGTATTTAGTAGTGATTTTGAAATTTTAGATACTGTAAAAGGAAGATACACAGTTCAAGTATTCTCGTACAATGCAAGAGGAGAAATATCAACTAATTTTACTGAAGATAGTTTTGTAGCTGAAGGTAAAACTGGCAATCCAGAGAATGTTCAAGATTTAACTATAGAACCTTTAAATGAGCAGTTTGTAAGGCTTAGATTTAGACAAGCTGTTGCAATAGATGTTTTACATGGTGGTAGAGTTTATGTAAGGCACACAAATCAAACTGGAAATAATGCAACTTTTCAAGCTGCACAAGATGTTATTGAAGCAGCAGCAGGAAACGTAACAGAAGTTATAGCACCTGCTTTGGCTGGTACTTATCTTCTTAAATTTCAAGATGATGGAGGCAGGTTTAGTCCAGCAGCAACTTCTGTAGCTTTATCCCTTGTTGATATTTTTGACTCTGTAATTGT